TCCGGGCTACGAACGATGCCTTTCCCGATCAGTCCGCGCTTCAGAGGGTTGTCGAGGATCTGCTTGGCTACATCGTCGTCAACCACCAAAAGCTGCGACCAGAAGCCGTCAATCGGTGCGCCGTGTTCGTCATCCATACCAACGATCCGGCCCTCTGCCGCGGCCTCGTCAACGGCGCGGTGGAGGATCTCAACCGGAAAATTCGTTCCATGCTGGTCGAAAACTTCTTTCCCGTCCGATCCCTTGTCGACGGATAGCCACGCTGTAACCTCGCCTCCGGTGATATCGCTGCGGTTGATCCGGATCGAGATTTCGGCGGGCTCCGTGCTTTCGGCTACGGACTCTTCACCCATCGGGTAGCCGCACGACTCCAGAAGCCCGACGATCTGGCCCATGTGCTCGTCCATGCCCCTGCACACTTTCCGCAAAGTTTCGGCGTTTGCGGCGCTCAACACCTTGCCAGCGCGGTCCACGGGCGCATCGGAACGCATGACGCCGGAAGGCTCGTAATACTTGGCGTATTCCGCCTGCTCTGCCTCGAATCCTTCGTCACGGGTCCACGTTCCATCCACCTGACGGCAGAAACCCGCCATCCACATGCAGCACGTCGCCTGATAGAGCGCTTGCCCGCTGGCTAATCCGGCGACGGTGAGGGCGTTCCATGTGGAGGCGAAGAACTGGGCCGCGACTGGGCCGAATCCGGCGGCAAGGGCAGGGGGCACGGTCTCGGGGGTCATCGCACCGGGGGCGGGCATTGTGTAGGCAGAACGGGAGACTTTCATGGCTTGTTCCTTGATTGTTAGGCGGCAACGACAGCGGGGATGGATCGCGGGGCCGTCGTATTCTTCGCCATCGGTTGTCGTGAATGGCTGGTCAATGCCGACCGTTTGGCCGTCGAGTTCGGCGCATATTTCGCAGATATTCCCGAGGGCATAGGCACGCCATGTCTTGTCGGCACCCGTGATCAGCCCCTCGCTAATTGCCGTGCGCCATGCGGAGAGGGTGGCGCCCGCGTCGCCGGTCACCACCTCGTATTCGGCGATGAGGGAGGCACGATCAGCACGGAGGCGAGCGGCCTCTTGGGCGACAGCTTTGGCGATGCTTTCGGCGGTGGCGCCCTCTGCCTGCATGGCCGCGATCAGATTCCGCACCGTCGCCACCTGCTGAGCGGCCAGGCCATAGGTGAGCCGTGCCACGCCGCCAGTGGGGTCCAGGTCCATCGCCGCCGTGATGCCCTCGGAGGTAGTGACGGCCACTTCGCGGATCGACGCGGCGCGCGCGGCCTGCCACGCTTCTGCATCGGCTGATTCGCTGGCCACTTTGAGGCCCGTTTTGGCGGTTGAGGCGAGAAAGAGCAGCAAGATCCACTCTTTCCAATCGTCCTCCTCTTTCTTGCCGTCGCCGGGGGTTGCTGGATCTGTGGGGTCGCCGTCCTCTGGAGGTGTCAGCCACGATTCGGCGCGCGCCAGAATATCGGCGTACTCTGCGCTATATTCCTCTACAGGATCGACCGTATCGTCGGCGCGCTTCACTCGCCTTCCGACGGGTTGAGGCCGATTGCTCCCCGGATTTCGTTGGTATCGCCAGCTTCGAGGATTTTGACGCCGGCTTCAGCGAGAACGGCTTGCGCTGCGGGGGCAAGGATCGCGGCAAGGGCGGTCATGTCGATTTTCTTGTTGTTCTTGTAGGTCCACTCTGGGCAATATACGGGGTCGATCCCGTTGTATTCGCAGATCCGGCGGTTTACTTGCCGCGTGTAGATTTCGCAGATCCGGTTGCCGATGCCTTGCAGTACTGCTTCTTCCCGTCCGATCTGGCCACCCGTTTGGGCTGCGGTACCGCCGCTGGCGCCTTGCTGGCCTAAGAGCAGGTATTGCGTCCCGAGGCCGATCATCATGCGTTGCATCCACGTTTGGATGAGTTTGTTGATGGAATCGGACCGTTGAATCTGTGGAAGTTGCGAAAGCTTCCACCCAGATTTGCGGCCGTCGGGGGACTCCTCGGCGGCACGCAGGATCGAGTTGCGTTCCCCACCGCTGATCTGTTCCAGGCCTTGCAGGAAGTCATCAAGCAATGCCTGCGATGCGCTATCGCCGTCCCGTGCCGCTTTCAGGATTTCCGCTGGGACTTGCGCGTCCCACGTCCCGACGCCGGATCGCTCCTCTGCGATGTTTGCGATGTTGAGCAGACGGGTCAGGTTGCGGTAGGCGATATAAATGTAGCGCAGACCTGCCTTTCCTTCGGGTCCGGCGGTGCCTGTCCCGAAAGTGCCGTGGATGCACTGGTCAAGCGGCAGGTCGATCAGGGTGCCCATCTGCGGGTCACGCTGACGGAAGGCGATGATTTTTCCGGTGGGGTCGTTGTTTTCCCGTAGCCACCCGTACGCCGTGAACTGCGGACGGACTTCGATACTTTTGAGCATCAAAAGCCCGTCTTCGTCCTTCCACTGCTGCCACTGGATGACGTAGCCCCAAGGGATGCCGCTGAGGGTATCGTCGAGTACGTCACGAAACGGCGTTTCCATGCCGGACCATGCGGCTTCACACAGGTCTAAGGCGGCTAATGCGCGTTTGTCCTTCTTGAAAGCTTTGGGGGGGACTTGCTTCCATTTTCCAGCCGCAAGCATGGCGGAAACGTCGGAATAGGAGCGGGAGATTTCCGGGGTGTTCTCCAGCATCTCCCGGAATAGTTTTTGCTTTGTGAACGGGTCAAGCAGATCCCGTAGCCATTCCTGCCGATCCATCTGGGATGACCAGATTTTCGATCCGTCCACACCCAGGGAGCGGAGGCGGTCCTCGTAGATTGTGGGCTGGCGTGAAGGCATCGGTAGGGGCTACCACACTCAGTCGCGCGCGTCAAGGCGGGAGCGGACCTGGGGGCGGGCGTTGTATGTGGCGGTGGGGACGTAGACTGCCTGCGATTGGCCCTTCAGCAGATCATCGACCCCATACCTCCCCGCATCAATCGGGTGCTTCAGGTCCTCCTCCTGCTTATCCGTGTAGTGCCGCATGGATTCGATGAACGCAGAGCAGGTATCGACAGTGAACCACCGGTTTTCCACCATCGCGTGTTGCATCTGGGTTTCGCCGAAGTCTACCGACCCGCTTGACTTGTCGGGCACCTCGAAAGCGAATGGCAGACGGGAGAAACCGGGGATCACGGCCTTCAATGCGGCGGTGAGGTGCTTCTCAAACTCCTGATTGCACGAGGTCCCGCCGCCCGCTTTCCCGCTGCTGTTTACGTCGCCTTTGGCCTTGCGGATCGCCGTGACGAGGTGGAGGAGCGGCATCCCGAGAGCGGTTGCGACGCGCTTCAGCATCTCCACCGTCCCCTTCGCGTCCATCGCAAAGGTGGTCCGCTCCTCGGATACATATTCGCCGCATTGGACGTAGGTATACGGCGCCGCCTTGCTGCACACCCCGATGAGGTGGACGACCTGTTTCCCAGGACCTTCGCCGTAGTCGATGCCGAGGCGGAAATGGTCGAACGCGAAGGACGGGAGTCGGCTTTCGGGGATGGTGTTCACGCCGTCCACGAATCCGGTGAAGCGCCGCCCCTCCGTCACGCCGTCCCATTCCCCGAGGATGCGCTGTCGGTAGTGCCAACGCGGGCATTTTGCGATCTGTGCGGCCACATCTTCCGGCGTTCGATGCGGCACATTCTCCGGTGTCAGTTGGATAACCACCTGATCCCAGAACTCCGCCGGTTGCTCCCCGGTTTTGGGGTCGCCTTCTACGATGGTCCGGAGCCATCCCACCGGGCGATTCTGGACGGTGAAGGCCACGAATACCGGTCCCATCGTTTTGCTGACGCGCTGACTGGCGGCGGACCAGTGGCCCGGCTTGGGGGGCTCGTCGAAGAAGATGGCGTCGATCGTGCCGGATTCGAGGGCTTCGGGGTTCTGGCTTCCGCTCTTGAACTCGATCCGGTAGCCGTCCCGATAGACGATCCACTTGTGGGCGTGGCCAGCCTCGCGGTAGATGTAGCCGCTTCCCTCGGTCCACGTACAGCTTTTGTGCAGGCAGTCGGGCGGTTGGAGGGCGTGGATCTTGGCGCATAGTTCGTGGTAGGAGTTGTCGAAGTCCTTCAGAACGCACCAGGAAACGCCCATTTTCCGGTTGATCTTGCGGAAGGGGTGCCAACCCGTACCCTGCCAGTGCAGTTCCGCACCAAGGCTGTGGGTTTTCCCGACCTGGTTGGCGGCGCGGCACATCCGGTTGCGGTGATGGGAGAGGTGGACTGACCGCTGACCGGGGGACATCCCCCCTTTGCCGCTTTGGAACAAGCAGTATTGCAGGAGCGGATCGTTGGCGATGGCCTCCAACTGCGGGCGGGAGAGTCCGTCATGCGCCTTCGGGATTCGGGGTGCGATCCGGGCCAGCAGTTGGCGCGCGGCGAAGGGATCGGCAAGGCGGGCAAGGGTCCGGGTTACCCGCTGCTCTTTCTCCGCTTCTACCGCCTGCAACTCCAAAATCTCCACCCGCCTCCGACGAATCGCAAGCAGTTCTGCCTGATCAGCGGGTGACAGACTCGCGAAATTAGCCGCCATCGCCTGAAATCTTAGACAGAAGCTCGCGCTCCCGTTCCTCCAATGCGGCGATCTCTGCGGCCATTGCGGTGGCGTCGGGCGTCTGGGTGGTGAGGGTGCCGCTCACGTCGACCTTTGCGGGCGGTTCCATGCCTGCGAGTTTCAGTAGCATCTCTGCCGCTTTGAGGCGGTCTTTGTCTTGTGCATCGGGATTGTT